ACCCACACCGATCTGATCGAGCACTACACCGACACGCGGCTACGCGAGGCTCAGACCCGCGGGGTGTCGAGCAGCTACGGCACCGAGAGCGCCGTCTCCTACCTGGCGGAGATCGCCTGGCTCATGCTGCTCATGCCGCATCTCGACGAGCTGAGCGTCCTCCAGCGCTGGGCGTCCGAGCCCATCATGAAGACGCTGGACACCGCGGCCGGCACCGAGATAAAGACGTGCTCGGGCCCGGACCACTATGAGCGGTTCTTCCCGAACGTCCATAGCTCAAAAGAGCGCCAGATGGAAATCGCGAAGTACTTCGTCTGGTCGTTCTGCGTCGGCATGAAGAAGGTGCCGATCGCGGACGCGAACGCCCGCGGCGTCGTGCCCCATGGCGTCCGCTTCACCGACGAGTCGTCCGGCGTCTGTTTCGTCGAGTACGCCGACATGCGCATCCTGCGCGAGGCTGGCTTCAATCCAGAAGAACGGCTGCGGCGGACGGGGCTGACGGTCTCGGTCTGCTTCCGGGGCCTGACGCGACCGGTCGTCGATCATCCCAGCCTGGAGCATCTGCACGCATGCGACTAACCGCCCGCCTGCCGCTACCCCCGACAAACAACCATCGACTCTTGCCGGTCGTCCGACACGGCCGGGTCCGGCTGATCACCGGCCCCAAGATGCGGGCGTGGAAGGACGAGGTCGCGGGGTTGCTCGAAAGATCTGAAGGTCTGGGCTCGGAGCCGGTCACGGTTGCGATCGCAATCGCCTTCCCGGACAAGCGCCGGCGGGACATCGACGGGCCGGTGAAACCGATCCTCGACGCCCTGGTCGACGCCGGCTGGTTCGACGACGACTCTCAGGTCGAGTCCCTCACGGTCCGGAAGTTCCAGCCGTGGATGGAAGACGAGGTCGACCCCGGTCAGGTGCTGGTGTCGGTTCGGCCCTGGCCGCCGTTCTAATTTTTTCAGAAAGTTCGAAGTGTGCTCTTGCGTCAGCCGATAGAGACACTATCTTGAACGTGTCGGCAATGACGCCGACCGAGTAAAAGGAACTCACCAATGACCAACTTTACCGACCCGATCTCCGGATGCCTCACCGACGTCGTCGCTTCGGGTATGACTCCCGCCCAGTACGCCGCCGCCTGGGTTGCCAAGTACGGCCGCGAGAACGCGAGCAAGTCCATCTTCCGGATGGCTCTCCGTCTTAAGGACGTCGGCAAGCTCGACCTCTACCGCTTCCTCTACGAAGCCGACTGCTGCTGCTGAGCCTTTTACTCCCGCCCGCCCCAGCCGTCTTCGGACACTGGGGCGGGCGGTTTTTTATTGCTCTTCCGATTTCGCCAGCACGACGTTCCCCAGACGGCCCTCAGACGCCGCTACACGCTCTCGGCGCTTCTGGCCGGGCGTCGGGACCATCCAGCCCGCTCCGAGCCCCAGAAGCCCCCAGAGAGCGTCTGGGAGCCCGCCCGCCTGAGGGACGACCTGGGTGACGGTGTCGCGGATCAGTTGCACCGTGTTGTCGATCGCGCCCTGTTGCTCAGCGGCTACAGCGTCCAGCGCTTCGGCCTCAGCCCTGGCAACCGCCGCCGCGCTCCGCAGCTGAGTCGGGGTTGTCAGACCGTCGGGGACCGTCTTGAAGCCCTGCACGCTGCATCCAGTACTCAAGCCGGCCAACACGCACATCGAGATCGCGTACCGCATCCCCGATCCTCCTCAGTTCCCGCGCCGCGTAGAGGATCGCGCCCGCCACGATCATGCCGCTTGCATCGCTCAGTACCTCGAGCATCTCTCGCCCCCTAGTGATAAGACGTCGGCTCCTCGATAGCCGAGCCGTCCATTAGTCACAACCGCTCAGGACGCCGTCGGGTCAAGGACGACCGGGTCCGGCTGCCCCTCGAAGACCACCGACTTCAGGGCTTCGGCTGCCACGATCAGTTGCTGGGCAGACGCGATCATCACGTCGATCTGGGCCTTGTCGAGGTCGGTCACAGGTGCTAGGTACTTGAACTCGGCTTCGAGACCGCTCATGCCGCCGGTGATGCGGTCAAAGCCGCCTGCGATGTTGTGGAAGTGCTTGATGGTGTTCATGGGTGTTCAACTGTAGACAAGTGAAAGAGAAACAGGATCGCCGACGCTGAAGGTTGACCAGAGAGCCGTGTATCCGGAGCCGATAAAAAATATTTCGAGATTTGTTCCAGACCCAGTCCAATAAACAGACGAGGTAATCACGGGGCTTCCGTTGACAGTGATTGAAGCGCTGCTCAGCGCGAAAGCAGATCGAAAGGCTGCAACATTTGCGTATGGATTGCCTCCCTCTCGTAGCAAAATCCACCGCAACTGGCTGTTGTTGTCAATGCGAAACTCACCGTAGGGATATCGAGTCCACCAGTCATAGTCGGAACCGCTTTCGACGGCATTAGATATAGCAAACCTCGTCGAACTGTATGATCCCAAATCACCGGAGACGCTATATCTTCCGGAGGACACTATTTCCGGGATGAACTGCACGGTAGGCGGCGTCATCCGGTGTACTCCACGACGATCTCAAGGTCTGCAACGCTGCTCCCGATCGTAATCTCCAGCCCAAGCCGGTCGTTCTCATCCACCGCCGTGTTCGTCAAGCTCCCAGCCGACGCGCCGGTGCTGGTCACGGTGATGCTGCCGATCGTGGTCGCATCGGTCAGGTTCTTCAGGACCGCCGTACACGTGCCGCTCGACGTCTTCGCGTAGTAGTTCGTGATCGTCCGGGCCGTGGCCGCTCTGCCGTCGATGGTGTAGGTCTTGCCGACGGTCGGGGCCTCGATCAGCATGAGGTAGCTGTCGGAGAGGTCGTTGTCGAGTTCGGTGAGGGCAATCGAGGACCGGGCGACGCCCTTGAACTTCGCGCCGGCGCCCGCAGCGTGGTCGTAGGTGATCAGGTCGCCATCATTGCCGGCGCCCTGGGCGACGTTGACGTCCGCCAGGTCGTTCAGCTCAGAACCGCCCGAGAACGTCCCGGCGCCGTCGCACTGGATGATCCCGTCGAGCGTCGAGGTCACCTCGAACGTGCCGGACGACGTGATCGGGTTCGTGCCGGCGACCGTGAAGCCGCCGGGCATCAGCAGCCCGACCGACGTCACGGTGCCGCTGCCGGCCAAAGGCGCGCAGTAGCTGACGGCGGCGTCGGTCACGGTCAGGCCGACCGTCTGGGTGGCGGCCGTCTCGACGATCTGGACGACGATGTCCGCCGGGGCGTTCGCGCCGACCTGGATCGTGCCGTCCCAGAGGCTGTTCGTCCCCTCGGTCCGGGCGGCGAGGGTGTAGGACACCGCGCCGCCGCTGGTGTTCTGGCTCTCGTTGATGCTGAGGTCTGGCACCTCGAGCACGACCGCAGTCCCGTCTCCGGGATCGGTCGTCAGGGTGACGTCGACGGTCGTCGCGTCGGTGTTACTCAGCTCGAGGCGGGTCGGATTGCACGCCATCATCTTCCCTCCGGAACGGGACCAGCTGGTTCAGTTTATCACGCCGGCGGGCGCAGCCACACTCGCGGCCGGTCGCCTTCGCCAGCGCCTCGACGCCCGCCTTGATGCCGGTCGCGGTTGCCACGGCCTGGACGACGTCGCCCAGGCCGCGAGCCTCGCCAGCGTACTGATCGCACCGGGCACAGGTGCCGGCGGACGGGCGCCCGCCGAACAGTCCAAGCTTGCATCGGCCGTTGTGGAGGTGGGAGCAGCTCATGTCGCGGTGATGCCGATCGTGGGTGTGGAGCCGGCGCAATTGCTGAGGGTGTTGGCGACGGTCAAGGTACCGCCGCCGGTCAGCGGAAGCTGCGCCTCACAAAATGACGCGGCCCGGTTCCAGAAGTAAAGGTCGGGGTATGCCGAAACATAGTTCGGCTGACTCCCGCCGATCGGGCTGTTGATGTACTGGAGGGCGTCCCAGTTTCCTACCGCCGGCGGGGTCCGGAACGGGCACGACGTCGTGGGGTTCGTTCTCATCGCGAGAGCGACGCTTGTGTAGTTCGATGTCCCAAGTCCAACGGCGAAACGAACTGAGAAAACCCAGTAATAGTACGTCGCAACGATGTCGGCGGGATCGTAGACCGTGCTTGTCCCGTTCAGGACATGCTCTCGGACAAGCAGAAGCCCTCCATAGCTGAACGTGGCCCCTTGGTGACTGGTCGGTGTGAAACTACCCGACGTCGTCACGTTAGAACAGCAGAACGTATCGAGTCCGCTGCAATCGTCGATCGACCAGGTCGCGTAATCGTACGCACTGGGCTCGAACACCGCGTATCCAACGTGGTTCCATTTTGTGTTCCCGACGCCGGAGATCCATGACGTTGTATTGCACAGACCCGTATAGGCAAAAGTCCCGCCCAGCGTGACGGTCATACCTGGCGAGGCCCGGTATCCGGTACTCGTCTCGATGCAGGCGCCCGCCTCGGTGCCGCATGACCCGATCGAGGCGGAGATCTTGTTTGCTTCGATTGAGGCATCGATGACGTACGAACTACAGAGCGAGTCGCACTCTGAGATCGTCGCGCACATCTGGGTGCCACAACAGATCCGATGCACGCTCACGAGCAACCGCCGTCGAACTGGTTCGGCCAGAACAGCAGGACCTTGGGGTTCTCGGGGTCGATCATCATGCCGGGCACGATCCGATCGTCCGGGATTGGCTGGAGCGCGAACGTGCCGGGCAAGTTCGCCCGCACGACGCCCTGGTGGTAGGTCGTGGTGTTGCCGAACTCGTAGACGTTGATGCCGAGGTACGTCCCGTTCTCGACCAGCCCTGCCTCGAACGTGAAGTTGCCGCCCGAGTAGACGATCGCCTCGTTCACGACCGCCGGCCGAACGGTGTAGACCCATTTCCCCTCGTTCGTGCCGGCCGACACCGAGTCCGTGACCTTGAACAAGGTCATCGGCGGAAGCTGGTTGTACGGGTTTGCGGTCATGGGTTCGCGTCGTTGTAGAGCTGAGACACGACCCGCAGCTCAGGATCGCTGAACAGCACACCGGCGCCGGCGAAGTCCGCTCCGTACTGGTGGTTCTGCTGCCAGTAGACGCCGACGGTGTGCTGGATCAGGCGAGGATCGCCCAGGTACTTCATGGCGAAGAAGCCCGACCCGAAGACTTGCCGGGGGACTTGCAGCGCATGCCGCCAGGGATGCTCGACCAGCGTGTAGGTGACACGCTGGGACTCCGACCCGAGCGGCTGCATGTCGATCGACTTCAGCATGATGCGGCCCGCGTCGCCGGTGCGGAACAGGTCGGTCGTGTTGCGGGCGCCAATGAAGCCCTGCTGGTTCTGGATCGTGGTCTGGTTGCCGTACTCGTATGCCGTGTCCGGCGTTGTGCCGGTGAGTTCGACGAACGGCGCATCTCGGACGACCGAGATCGTGTGGGTCGTGACGGCTAGCGGGAACTCGACAGGCTTTCCGCTCCAGTCGACGTACTCGCCGCCGATGTCGCCCTCAGGTCGGTCGGTGCCGACCTCGGTTCCTGAGGAGTCCCTCGAGATAGGATTGCCGGTCACAGTTGCGGCGGCGTTGAGTCCCTGCGCACTGGCGTACCAGTTGGCGGCGGTCATCTTGTAGAGCAGTGAGCTCCCGATCTGTGTCCAGCCCTCGTCGGCGGGGAACTTCAGAGGGTTCGAGTCGTTGTTGACGCGGAAAGCGCCGACCGACACGCTGCCGGCCTGCATCGAGTATTGGACGGATGGAGGCTGGAAGCTGCTACGGTCCGAGTGCAGCGTCGTGGTCACGGTCACGCGATAGACGCGACCCTGCGGCGCGTCCGCCTCTTCCGTGATCTCGATCGACTGGACGACTCCAGACGGAAGGTCGATGTCGGCCGCCGCGCCGTCGAAGACGTTCGATCCCTCAGCGACGACGAGCGGGCCGCTGTTGATCGGCGCGCTGATCTCCCCGTGCCGAAGTGCGCGGAGGATCGCGTAGGCACCGATCCGGGTCTGGGTCAGGATCTCAGTGCCAGATCCCGCCGGCGTCCACGGATCCGTCACGATGATGATCAGATCGGTGGTGCACTGCTCCTCTTCTCGGATCGTCGACTGAGCGCGGCTGATGCGGCCCCATTGATAGGCGATCGAACGTGCCATTACATCGACCCCCTCGGGACACCCTCGTATCCGGTCATGCTGGAGAACATCTGCTCGGCGCGGGCGACGTTCCGTTCGGCCACCCGAGCGCCCGCCCGACCGGTCTGGAGAACCGCGTTCGTGAAGTCGTTGATGTACTCCTGCGGGACTTGGAACAGTCCGCCGAGGTAGCCGATGCCGAAGCCGATCGCCTCTTGGGCGCGGGCGCCGAGCCCCTCGGACATCCCGGCGCCGGTCATGTCGCCCTGGGCGAGGTTCGCCAGAGCTCGAGCGCCACCGCCGATCCCCGTCGTCGAGAACGCACCGCCGGGATCCTGTTCTCGCCGGCTGCCGAACGCGGCCTCGATGATCTCGCTCGCGGCGCCGATCACGCTGTTCGCGAACTCCGTGATAGCCGGGGTCGCGTCCATGATGGTCTTCGCGAACTTCTCCATCTGCGGCGCCAGTTCCTGGCGGAGCCCCTCGGCAAGCTCAAGCATGCTCTGGGCGAACTTGGGAGAGATGTCCATCAGCTCGCCGAACAAGCGCGAGCCCATCCCGGTGATCCCGCCGGCAAACACGCCGCCAGCGAAGCCGCCCAGCGCGCCGCCGACCGCGGCGCGGGCGCCAGCTCCGACCCTGCCGACCGCGCCGCTCAGACCGCCGGAGACGCTCTTCCGGAGTCGCTTCATCGCACGTTCAAGGCGCGACGTGTCCGCCCCGAACTTGATTGAGAGCATCCTGCCTGCCATCGCTTCAGCTCCTGGAAGATCTCAGACTCGGACATGCGGCGCTTGCCGCTCAGCTCTTGGGTGACCAAGTTGAAGTCGAACAGATCAAGGGACCGGACTTCCTCGATGGTCCATCCGGTCTTGATCGCGACTTGGACGACTATCCGAGTCCGTTTCGTGTCACGACTTCGTTCGCGCACTTCATCATCTCCGAGAGGCTCAGATCCCGGACCTGATCAAGCGTCAGGCCGTAGCACCGCGCGATGTACTCGAGGTTCTGCTGCTTCTCGGGGAGATCTCCGACCGCTTCCCAGTCGCGCACGGTCAGGTCACGCTTGTACTCAGGTGGCATCGGCGTCCTCGATGAAGGTCGTGGTAAAGGTGTTCGCCTCGTCGATCGACCCGGTGATCTCGAGCGACGTACACAGCCACCCGGTGTATGTCGCTGCCATCGGCGTATTTGAACCGATGACGACGTTGTAGCTGGTGCCGGCGGACCAGCCGATCGACTCGGCGAGGCCGGTGATCGTGATCGTCCGGGGCTCATTGAAGCCCGCGATCTGAAGGCGACGGGTCGAGTTGCTGGCGGTGACGTCGACGACGGCAGTGTCGCCGCCGGCGATCGAGATCGACTGGACGAGGACTGCAGTGCCGCCGATGGTGGCGGTGGTGCCGTTGAACGATGTGGCGGCCATCTCAAGCTCCGAAAGTGAGGGTCAGGTCGAGTTCGGTCAGGTAGAGCGGAACGCTCTCGGATCCGCGGGCGATCGCTTCGCCTCGTCGGGAGTTCTCTCGGGTCTGGAAGTCGCTCGAGGCGGCCAGCGCGTTCACGGCGTCGTCGGCGAGCGCCATGCTGGAAAGTCGCGTCGTATGCATGATCGACATCGTAAACCGCGCATGGTACGGGCCGATGGTGCCGGCGCTGGTCTGGGAGCCGCCGGAGTCGTCCACGCTCCAGATGATCGCCGGCACGTCCGTCTCGCGATTGCGGACGTCCGGGGCGATGGCGATCCCCGACCCGACGCCGTTGGTGACGTCGGTCAGGGCGTCGTAGATGTGCTGATCGGCGGTTTCAAATGGCACGGCGTAGCTCCGTGGGCGTCATTGTACGGCCGGTGGAGAGTTGTACCTCCATCGCCTTCAGCATGCGGGCGCGGACCTTCTGGTCGGTGTCCGACCGGCGGACCGGGCCGTAGCGCCAGGCGACGGGCGGGACCTTGCTGCCCTGGTACTTGCCTTTTCCGGGCGTGAAACCGCCCTCAAAAAAGTGCCCGACGAAATTGTAGTACTGGCTTTTATTGAGGAACGAGCGGGTCGTGATCTCGTCTTTTCCGAACTTGGTCTGGTACGAAAAGGAGCTGGGCTTGTTGATGCCCTTCCGAAAACCGGTGATCTTGCGTTCGCGCTTCTTGTACGTCCAGGTCGTCATCCCGAGCTTTCCACGCCGGCGGGCGACGTCCCGAGCCTCACGGCGGAACGGGTAGCGCATCAGCTTCTTCCGGCCCTCGCTGTTGAGTTCCTCGAGGCTAATCCGATGCGCCGCCCGAACCGCCCGCTTGCGATCTTTCTCCCCCTCGAAGACCTCGCGCGTGATCTTGCGCCATTGCTTTTCGTCCCATTGAGCGAGGTCTCGCACGTTCATTGCTCGACCCTCTCGACGGTGATCTCGAGGTCCCGCCGGCGGCCGTTGGGATCGCGGAGCGTCTGGACGTCCCAGTCGGTGTCGTCGTATCGGACGCGCCAGTTGACCTTCACGCGCGTGTTGAAGGGCATGCGGATCTGGGCGACGTCCGAGCCGCTTGGCTGGATGTCGCCGTCCATGTTCTTCCGGCTGCTCAGCACCAGAAAATCGACCGGCGTCGAGAACTGGAGAACGTAGCCGACCGAGGACTGCCCAGCAGCGTCCGTCGTGGTCGTCGGCGAGTAGAACGCCACATAGTGCCGACCCCCGCCCGCGCTCATGCGCTGCCCTTCTGGTAGTTGCTGACGATCGCCCGCACGGTGTACGGGATCTCGACGTACCCGCCGGCGTCGACGACGCCGCGGTGCTGGAAGAAGTGCTCACCGATGCCGAAGATCGCCGCCTTGATCATGGCGTCGGACGAGCCGGCGGTCGCCAGTCGGAAGACGTACTCATACTCCCCGGGCATCCAGTCGCCGTCCGAGCGGAGCGACATTACCGAGGCGCCCCAGCCGCGACGGATCGCCCAGTCGGCGGTGACGGTCGTCTCGGCGTCGGTGTCGAGATCGACCTGGGTGACGGAGGTCAGGGTCGGGGCCGGGCCGAAGGGCACGATGTCGCCAGGCTTCAACGTGCAGTCGATCGTCGTTGCGCGAACGTAGTGGTTCGTCATGCGTTCCCACGACAGCACCGCCGCGTCGAGGCTGCGCTGGATCGCGGGGTCGTCGTCTGTCCACGGGATCCGGCAGTGGTCCCGGAACTCCGAGAGCTGGTAGGCGTGGGCGGTCTGGGTGACGATCTCGAGCATGGCAGCCCCCGAAGAAACCGGGCCCGACCCCCCAAGGAAAGGGTCGGGCCCGGCGCGACGAAACTAGGAACTCGATCAGGACGCGGCGAGCTGGAGGCGCGACGAGCTCGTCGGGCGGAGCCAGCGACCGTCCGAGCGGACGAACGTCCGCCAGGCGGTGATGCCCGACCCGCCGTAGGTGTACGGGTCGACCTGGGAGTTGATGCCGACGCGGTCAGCGACGACGTACGACTCGCGGCTGAGGAGCACGGCGGCGAACGCGCCGGCGGCCTCGGAGGGCATCGCGTCGGAGACGAGCACGGGGTAGCCGAGCAGGTTTCCGATGGCGCCCGGCGCCTGGATGGTGCCGGTGGCCTGCGGGAGGAACAGCGGACGACCGGTGGTGTTGTCGGTCAGCTCGAGGAGCGCCCGATACATCGCGGGTCCCACGATCCACGACTTCGGGGTGCCCCAGTACGCGGCCGGCATGCCGTACGCGGTCTCGACGAGGTCCTCGTACGTCACCGAAGCGAACGTGGTCGAACCCGAGGTCGAGCCGCCGCCGGCGTCGTAGTCGGTCGGAGCACCGGGGACGGC